GCTGAATCAATTTTGGATCTGGCATCAGATAACTTCATGATGCCAGTTCCAAATTTTAGTTTGTTTTGTTCTCGTATCTTCTGTAGCTGAACCTGCATAGGGTCAACTTTCTTATCCAATTTGCCTTCATTTAACATCTTCTCGTATTTATCTGTAATACGTTCACTCCACCCCTTGAGCATAATAACCTCCTAAGTATTAGCCAGCAAAGGAAAGAACCCTTGCATAGTCAACCAATCTATCTACTATATGGTATTGGTAGTTGAACATAACATTAAATTGTGCTACGTCATTTGTTGCATAGTCCAGAGTAACAGCTTCAACTGTACTTGGCCAAGCACCTACCAACTTATATTTTAAGATAGGGTCACCATTAAGATCAAGAAGCTCAACTACCTGATCAACCATGTAGTCCGATGGTGCAGAAGCTTGGTTTGATGTTGGATCATGAATCAGCCTTTGCCAATCTATATACCACTTCAAAACATCTGCATTCTGATCAACATTAAACAACATGCCCCATTCAGCATATGTGAGCTTACCTGCCATCTTGAAGTCAAATCCTTGCCAGTTAGTTGTAATTGGCTCAATTGTTCCTGCTGGTAAAGATGATGATCTCACAAGATATGTAGCTTGATCAGTGTTGGCATTAACTATTTGCACTGGAAACAAAGGTTTACATTGAAACAAATATGCTCTTGCTCCAGCTTTGAAGTTTGCTCTGTAACTATCAATATCAAAACCTGCCATTATATTTTCCTCCTAATTAAGCTCTTCCTGCTCTCAAGGCAGCAATTTCAGTAAAACTAGCACCTGTCTTTGTTGCTATAAAGTTAAGTACTATGAACTCTGCTGCTCTTGTAGGCTTAACGTAAATATCACACCAAAGTTCATTTCTATCAATTCTCTCAGGTGTGTTGTTTGTCTCATCACAGACAATTAGGTAATCAAAAATTCCTCTTCTAGATCTTACATCTCTCAAGAACGGATCAATCAAGTTAAGTAAGAGAAGTCTAGTAATATCATCATTTGGCTCAAAGAGGAAATTAACAACTGCTGTTGAGATTGCCTTTTCAAGAATAATGAAAAGTCTTCTTACGTTAATTCTATTGAAAGCAGAATTTCTATCTAACATTGTCTTTTGACCAAAGACAACTTTACCTTGACCAGCAAAACTAACAATAGGATTAATACCATTCTTGTAAAGAATGTCTCTTTCACCAAGAGTTGGATTCCATGCAAGTCTTCTAACATTACTTAGAATACCTCTTTGGAAACCTGCTGGTGCAAACCATGGATCTGTTACATCATCAGTACGTGCAAATATACCTGCAACATGACCTGATGTTGGTATCCATCTATATTTGTTGTTCCACTTGTCGTAAATTTCTAACCAGTTTCCATAAACAGCAGCATAACTAGTATTTAGATTTAAGTTATCGGTGATATAAGGTGTAGAACCTGTTCTCCAAGCTCTTAATTCCTCTACTTCATTTCCACTGTTATTTACAACTGTTTCGTATGGACAATCTAGAACTGCCATACAGTCAAGTCTGCTCTCACAGATGCTTGACATATATGATTTAACTGTTTCTGACTTGTCAGAATCAATGAAAATATTAACATCTACATCTTCTGCATTAGCATAAAGATCTAGATCTCTTATAATATCTCCATCTTCAACCTGATCACCTTGATTATCTACACCACCACCAAACTGTTGCCAACTTGCAGTTGCAACAAATATATTAGTATTCTTTTGTGCTTCATTGAAAGCAATTCTAATATATTTGGATTGGTTGTTAATAACATTCTCTGCAAAAGTTGTAACACCTTCATCATCTACTCTGTCTTCTTGTGTTGAAACATTCCATTCTTCCTTTCTGGTATATGCTGTTTCACCTTGCTCTTTTGATTCAACAATAATCAAGAAATCTTTTTGATCTGATAGTGGACTATCTGTTGATTGCACTGCTTGCCATGTTCCTGTATCTGGATCTGACCAAGTAGGATCAGTTCTAAATCCACCAGTAGTAATAGCTGTATAGGTAGATCTGTCTACTACTGCCACTCTTACGTTTGCTCCCCATGCCCCTCTAGAACTGGCTATTAGGTAAAATGGGTTGCCTGGATCAACAGTAACCTCTTCTGCAAATTGATCAGGGTCTTCACTTACAAAGTCACTTAAGATATATGCATTGGCTTGTGTAAAAGGGACAAAAGTTGAGGGACTGGCTCCAGTACCACTAACTGCTTTTGTACCAGCAAAAGTTGCTGACATCGGCATTGTTCTGGTAGCATAAAGTTTTGTTCCCCATCTAAAGAAACCTGTAGCTGTAAGCATATCTCTATAAGCATTTACATTGCTTGGTGGTTGACCAAAGGTTTCGATTAAATCATCTTCCGATGTCACCAACCACTTTTTTCTCTCTGGACCTTTATAAGTATTCCTTAGAATTATACAACCAATAGAGGTTGCTACTGCTGGAATAGTAGTTGTAAGGTCAATTTCATTAACGTCAACTAATGGACTAAGATAAAAAGCCATTCCTCTTTCCTCCTACAAAATAGTAAATAAATAACCCAATTCAATAGTATTTATAAAAAACGGATTAAAAATTCTAAATATATTTAGAGTTGTTTAATAAATGATATGCAGACGTAAGACAGAAATACGACAAAAGGGGAAAGTTGAAAATTATGTTTAAAAGAAAGGCTAAAAAGGGTGAGACATATTGTTTTAGGTTAACACAAGATGAAAGGGAAATGATTAAATTTCTTCAGAAAAATATTGATGTTCCCTTTGAACTGAGAAAAAGGGTAAGGGAGATGTACAACTATGAAATGAAAAATAAAGTTGAACCACCTGCCCCAAAACCAGCAAAAAAATTTGATCCAGATGCAAGCTATTTTAGAGAAAGACATGGAATGCATGAAAGTGACGGTTAATCATCACATCGTGCATCACGTAGCTCATATCTGTCATATGTAAACTGTGCTGTGGATTCAAGGTTAGCTTGACCCTCTCTGGTGTTAAATCTAACTTCTCCAACTGCACTTACCCAGAGGTTTACAAAAAATAATCTAAATAGCTCTTTTTGAAAGTTATCTAATACTCTTAAAGTTGCATCTATACAATAATCTTGTGGTGGTCTACCACGTCTATTTTTATTGTTGTTGATATACATCATCCATCTATGCAGGATTCTCCAGTTTAGAAGACCTTCATCAACAATATATTCACAGGTAAAAGGTTCCCATGTGATACCACCACTATCCATATGAGTCTTTCCCATTACCCAATATAGCTCCAATACATCAAGTGATACTCCAGGAATAACAGTTCCATAAATGTTTATTATCAATTCTTGTGTATCTGCTATTGAAACGTCTGGTGGTAGATTAGGAATCACCAAGCTAAAATTAGCTGGAGATGCCTTATCTAATATAATTCCACCAGAAACATCATCTTGGCATTGCAAAGTATCTGTCATTAGTGTTCCTCAAAAAGTTCATATTTGAAAAGTTTCACTACTTCACCATCAACCGGATATGCTGTTATGCCCTTTGTCCAGGATGTATAGAGACCTCCTGATGGTGCAGCAGATGTAAATAGTGCTGAAGTATTTCGTTCATTAAAATATCCACATTTAGTGTAGTATTGTATTATAATTTCCTTCACTATTTTTGCAGCAGGATCATCTAGGAGAGGTTGAAATAGATAACCCTGAACTGTGAAATCCAGATTCCATTTCAAAATTCGTCTTTCTTCATCTGCATATTCTAATGTTTGATCAGATGATGCACTATTAAACTGTACTCGTTCATCTAAAGTAACACTTAGTTCTGGAATTGCAACCCTTATTTGAACAAAAGGTGTGAAGAAAGGAAGAATCTGCTCTAGGATCTGATCAACATCAACTATATGAAGGCTCCATATTGTAAGCTGAAAATTAAAATTATATGGAATAGGATTAAGAAACCTCTCAATAGTTCCTACGTCTAGTTGTCTGCTTTTACAGATCTTGGCAAACTTTGCTCCTTGTCTGTCTGCTGCATATTCTACCCCTTGTAGATTAACAGACATCATTGGAAGCATTTCATCGTCTTTTCTTTCATATAACCAGAACCAAGTTTTTTGCTTGGGTCCAAATTTAAGAGGGACGGTATATAGCTTCTCAAGTATAACCCCATCAGCTACACCTGCACCATCTCTATATCTGGCAATCTGGACGTTATTAAACAAATCAAGAAATTGAACGATAGTCTTTCTAATAACTTTATAGTAATAGTAAACTTTCATTAATTACATCTCTTTTCCGTTTCCTAAATTTTTCATAATCTCAAGCTGATGTTCCTTGAGCATTTTGTTATAGAGTTTTATGAGATCTTTACCAGTGATAGTTGCCACTCGTTTATCTTTTTCATAAAGATACCCAACAGAAGTCTTCTTAACAGTATCATTAACTATAAAGAAATCGTAGTTTTTAACTTTCATACCTCCTATAAAAATCATAGAAAGCATGAGCAACATCATTAACATCTTTTTCATAACAAAAAACCTCCTATTGTTTAAGATTCATTAATATTTATAACAAAAAGGAGGTTTTTTGAATTAATTTATCTTGGATAATTCTTGTAATCTTCTTTTATCGGCTTATAGTAAGGAACTATTGTAGAATTAACTACCTCTAGAGACCATCCATCACTAGCTATGTCAAAGTCAACAATCCATCCACCAATTTGTGGCATGAGACCCTTTGCTTTGAGATATGGTGTCTGTGATTGAAAACATCCACAAAGGAAAGTATGTACGTTTCTAATAAAGAACTGCCCCATAGAGTGATAATGGCCAATGAAAAATATCTGAGGTTTATGCTCTGAAGAGAAACCTTCAATAAACTTTTGTGCTTTGTAGCTTAGTGCATATGCTACTCCACCACTTGGATGGTGCATATATGCTTTAACTGATTTTGGTGCAAGATTAAGATATGCACCTCTTCTTCCCATATATTTAATATCTGGTCTTTTCAATTGTAGATCTTGTAGAATATTTGCATTAGCACTTTTAATGAATGATTCATCATGGTTCCCTGCAATTGCCCATGTAGTAACACCGTCAAGCTTTGGATAATGTTCAGCAGTATAATCTCTTATATCTGTGAACCCATGTAGAAACATCTCAAATCTTTGCCCTCTATAAACTGTTCCATCACCATCTGTTAGGTCTCCAGGGTTCAGCATAAAATCTACACCTAGCCCATAGCATCTACTATAGAAGTCATGTAGATAAGTCAACTGTTGAAATTTAGACCCAAAGTGTGTATCTGAAGCAATACCAAAACGTCCATGTTTTAACTCTTTAACTGCATGAACAAAATCTTCTGGTCCCTGAAGCAATGGATCATCTATTGTCCATGCTTCTCCAACTTGAGTTAAATAATGACCATGAACTTCTTTGATTTGGTTTAGGATTCTTCTTCCTTCTTTTGGAGGGACTTCTAAGGCATCACATAGCATCTCAAACGGATATGGTTGTTGTTTGAGAAGTCTTATTGCTCTTGTTGCATTTTTATCAAGAACAGGTGTTCCGTTATTTCTCTCTTCTTCTGGTGTTTCTATTTTCGGAAATTTAACTCTTGCTTCTCTCTTTGCTGATTCCCATCCTTCACATTGTCTTTCAAGTGTTCTTGAATGAACAGGTTTGTCTGGGATTTCGTCATACTCTCGTCTGGTAATATCATCTCCGTATAGATCTAAGATATTAGCAAACTCTTGTAATAGACTTTCTTTATCCATAATATTCTCCATAAATTAAAATCTCCTTTTCACAAATTTTATCTTCTACCACCTCTTTCAGGTCTGACTGCTCCCCTTCTGCCCTGTAACCCCATTACTCTTGCCAAGAATCCACCTCTACTCTCCATTGCAGATCGTAGTTTAGCTGCAAGAGCACGTTTAACCTTTTTGGAGAAGTCTTTCCTGAATGTGCTTATTACTATATCATCTACAGCATCTAGAGGTACTTCATACATTCCGTTATTGCCAAGTGGTGGTTGAATATAATACTTAGGGGAATAGAAGTACCTTCTTATTGCTGTTTTCATCCATGGATATCTTCTTGAAAGCAATCTATATGTGAACTCAAAGTTACCATTGGATCTTTCCCATGCTCTTTTCCATTCTGTTACAAACTGCTTTCTATTTGCTCTGGGAATATAAGAAAGGTTTACCCCCTGAAAGAATCTCCATTGTCTTCTAGTATTGGGATGTCTTCCTGAGAAAAAATACATTAATATTATAACAGGTTCGGGGTCATGTTCCCATGCTCTATATTGAAAAGTATAGAACCTGCCAGTTCTCCACCAAGTTTTATGTAATTTTACCTTCTTATTGATAGATAATGCCATAGTTTGATCCTATTATAATACATAATGTATCAATTGTAAAACAAAAAAGGGATTTTATCTCTTGATTCTCATATATTATTTATGTTTTAATTAAAGTATGACTTATAATCAAGAGGTAAATCCCTATTTTAATTGTATCCTACTGTAGACTTAATAGTATTTCTTAAGTTCTTTTCTAACGTCACGTCTTTCTTTCTTCTTTTCTTTTTTAATTCTATCTTGTTTGCTGACTTCTTTAGGACGTAATAAGCCTACAGTAGGCACTCTAGCTTTAGCAATTCTTTCTGCCTGAGACATCGGTTGTTTCTTCTTTTTCTTTGCTTCAAGTATAACATTTATTTTATCTAGAACATCCATGACTATCCCTTAACCCATGGTTGAACACTTCCCAGATCATCTTTTCTATAGTGGAAGTCAATTGAAGCTAAGAAAGCATCTCCTGGATATGTGTCATTAAGATTTGTTGCATCTCTAAACAACCTACATAATAATATAGTTGATACGGTATGTATAAGATAAGGAGCACCAGAAATTATTGGTGGTGAAAAATCGGCCACATAATGTAACCATGGCAATCCTGCTGACACTGCTCCAGTTGCTAAAGTTACTGTTGTGGGAAAAAAGGGATCGTGAAAGGATGCCAGAGTATATTCTAATCCCCATACAACATTACCACCACTAGGAACAACTGTAGAAAAGTGAACATGGGGGTAAATATTGGTTCCTATAATATAGCCATGTGGCATCTGGACATTAAAATATACTTCCTCTTCAACATCTGGATCAAAAGCCAGTGCAAAAATTTTATCTGGTACAAATAATTCCCAATCTGGTTCAGGTGGTCCAGGAAGACTAACTACATTTGCTGGCACTCTTAGATCATCCCAAAGACCATCAACTTGTCTCATTTTACCATCAATAAATCCTACTTTTGGCATATCTTATCTCCTATTAAAATGGTGCTCCCAATAGCCATTCCACGGTTACTGTCCATCTGACATCTTGACCATCACCATAAACTGCAATTTCTACAACTTCATCACTTATACCCATCAATTGGAAATATGCATCCCAATTTGGATTTGTTTTCTCATTAAAAACTACTATTGTTGAGCCTACCTGCATTCCATTGAAGGGTAAGGATTTATAGAATGCAGCTTCAAGATGCCATGCACCACTGTCACCTGATGGAACAGCACCAAACTCAACAGCAGCAATATGAACTTTGAAGAAAACGGTATGCTCATCAAAAATAATTCCTATAGGTCTACCTGATGCAGCAGTTGTAGTAGTGGTCATTGTGAAATTGTATTTCCACCATCCGTTATTTGCTTGCTCAAGTGTGGCAGCACTTACATTTTCCACTAAGGTATTTGTGTAGTTAACGGATTTATCATATGCATATCCAGATGCTTCTTCTGTTAATGTATCTGTTTCAGCTTTAGTATACCTGTCTTCTAATTCAGCATCTATAGTTTCTGGATTAGCTATAGTTCTAGTTGGATGGTGACCATAATATTTACTCATTTATTTCTCCTTACTTTCTACCAAGGTTAGGACTGGTAGGCAAGCCCTTAGCTTTTCTTTTTGCTTCCTCTCTTTCAGATTCTCTTCTTATAGTTGCTTGCAGTCTGGGGCATCCTGGCCTATGGAATTTTGTACCACCACATTTGGGGCATGGTTTTTTAAAATCTTCATCTACACTTTCTTTAATCCCTGCTTCCTCTTCCATTTTCTTAAGACGTGTATAGTAATCCTCAATCTCTTCTAGATGGTCAAGAGCAATCCTTTTAGCAATTTCAACATCAGTTGTATGCTCCATTTCAACCTTGACTCCCATGGCTAATTCTTTAGGGTCTGCATCCTCTTCAGTGAATTTATTTTTGAAAGCTTTACCAGCAGCAAAAATAGAGCCTAAAAGAGAATAGATTTCCTCTTCAAATTTGTGCTCATCCATTCCAAGGCTTTCTGCAAACTCATGAACCTTCTTATCTGGAGGACTAGGGTTCTCCCTGAAAAATTGTATTATCTTTGCTCTGATATTTTTTTGGTCAGCTTCAACCAAATATTTGTTTACTTTATTAAGGATATTCATTGGTAATATTCTTCTCCTTTGATTTTAGCATAGTCATGATTCGTCTAATCATCTCATCATCACCCATCTTCTTTGCCTTGCTTAACATATCATCTAGATATTCGGTTTCATCGGGATCTTCAAGTCTCTTCCAATCTACATTATCCTTGACAGCTTCAGACATAAATTCTAGGTCAAACTCTTTCCCGAATATTTTACTAAGATGTTTTTTAACTTCTTTCTCAGTAGGTTTCTTCTTCATTGGGTCACTTCCCCTTGCATTTCTAAGTTTACTACCTTTTGCTACCCATGTTAAAACTCCATCTTCCCAACTAGCAAAGACATGGGCATCACTACGTCCACCTTTTGCCTGTATTCCTTTTCTGCTTCGACCTACTACAGCTTCAGACATTCCTTTCCATTCTGCCATTGGTTTCTCATTAGGTGCATTCTTTCTAACACCTGCCCATACAATCATACTGTTTTTACCTAGATGTTCATTTGCCCCTCCAGGTTTCATAGAATCATTATATGATTTGATCATTTTTGCTAAACCTTGTTTAGATGGTTTTCCGAATCTTTTCATATCCCATGCCAATGGTGACATAGTACCTTTTTTGATTTTTACATCTACAACATATGCTGGACCTGTGGCTTCACTAAGTCCACCCTTGACCTCTCCCTGTTTCATATATTTTTTTAATGTTGGATCATCTGAGAGAAATGAACCTATAGCTTTCTTGCCTTGATAGACAACATAGGTTTTTTGTCCCTTTTTATTTTTATCAACATAGATTGTATATTTTGATTCATTTATGGATTCTTTAATATTCAAATCCTGTTCAACATCACCAGGAACTCTACCTATCTTCCAGTGATAACCTCTACCATATTTACCACCTGTTCTTAACATCTCTTTTCTGAATAGAGCTTCTTGGTGTTTTCTATCTTCAAACTCAAGGAATGCACCTACACCACCAGTTGCTCTTTCAAACCATTCTGGAACATCAAAATTTTCAAACCTATCCATGAACTCTTCCATATCAGGTTCGACAACTCCCTCCATTACATCCTCTGCAAAACCTAGCATTACTGCACAACCAATAATGCTGCTGCATCTTGCAGTGATTTGTTGTTTAAGAGAGTCGAACATAAAGCTTTGAGAGACTGCTGCCAATGGTGTATATAGGTCTAATGGAACCACTATATTTTTAGTTCCATATACACACTCAACATGAAATTTAGGAGTATAGTTTGGAATAGCTTCATCTTTAACACATACCTTATCAAAACCTGCAATCTTGAACCATTTTGCTTTACTTCTTGTCAAAACATTTGGTGTGCCGAAATAGTTCATTATATTAGTGCAAGCTTCAATGGCTACAGGGTTTTGCCATCCTTCAAAAGCTTCAACACCTACTCTAAGATTTTTAATACCTAGTTTTGGTGTTATAGCAGGTGGTATTCCAATCTTGCTACCCTTTACGGATGTCTCACCATTTCCAAAGCTATACATTCCTTTGAAGTCATAGGTTTGTTCCTTGAGATATTCTTTAAATTTACCCATTTTATATGTCTCCTAATTTTTTAACTATCTTTAAATATGTCTTTTCAGCTTTTTCAGCAAGCTTTTTATTTAGTATGTCTCCTTCAAGTCGAGACATTTCTTTCTTAAATTGTTTGTTTAGATTAAGCAATTCTCTTGTTTTTGTGCTACCATAAACAGCTTTAATAGAGTCAATTTCTTGATCAACATCTCTCATTATTTGATCCATTAAAGCATCAACTGCAACATCTTCACCTTGTTGCTGTTGATTAATAATATCATCGAATGCATTTCTAATAACACTCTCATTTAGAAAAGCATCTATTTTGTTAATTATATTTATCATTATAAATCACCTAATTTATCTTGAAACCAATCAGGTACTTCATCTTCTTCCATTCTTCTATTTAGTTCTTCAGCAGAAGGTTCTACATTACCTGCAACAACATCCTCTACAAATCCTAGTATAATGGCATTTGCAAGAAGGGATGAGCATCTAGCCTTTACGATTCCTTGAGTACCATCAATTAGAATTGCACCGGATGCTTCAGCCAATGGTGTATATAATGCTGGCTCAACACCAATCTTTTTGCAACAGTAGAGAAAGTCTTTATGTGGTGCTGGTGAACCATGAGGAACTTCTTCATCAACAACACATACCTTATCGAATCCTGCTAGATAATCCCACTTTGCATAGATGATAGACATCTCTCTTGGTGGACCAACTGCATACATCAACTTTCTAACCATTTCTTTTGGCTCTTCAAAGTTCCAGTATTTTAGTGCTTCCTCTACAGTTGCCATAGTAGCACCAAAGTCCGGTCCCTTATTATAATGTAGATTGAAATATTTTTTGAAATCCATTATTTTCTTCTCCTATCTTAAATAAAGTGCTCTTGATCTTCCTTTATCCCATAATCTATATAATGTTCCTGAAGCACTTGGTTGTTCGAACTGTATTTTCCATCCCATCTTCAAAAGCTTGTTTAGTGCTTCCTTTGTTTTCTCACTGAAAAGTTTCTCTTCTTCAGGTGAGAAGTATTGACCACCACCACTCTCTATTAAATATTTTTCAAACTTCATCCTATCCTTCTAGCCATATTTGTTTTACTTGTTATTCTACTGGATGCTGGTCTACCTCCATAAAATCTGACTTCATCACTTGGTAGTCCTTTTTCACATTTTCCCTTAGCTTCATTCCATACAGTATCAGGAGGACATTTCTTTCCAGCAAATGAATCTGGATTGCCTGACCCCCAGACATGTGGAGATCTTGTTGCCATTCCTGGAATGGCTAATTGTGCTGCATCTTCTTCTAGGTATTTTTTGAATCTCATCTCAGTTTTTCAATCTCTCTAGATTTTTCTTGTAGCCATGCAGCTAAATCTAATAAATTTTTTGCAGCTACATGTCCCTTAGCCTTTATTAATTTTTCCAAAGCTTTATCATGTTCTTTTTTAGTTGTTGCAAAAATTACATCTCGATATAAAGGTTCTTTTACCCATTCTCCAGGTGCTTTTGCTGCTTCATTTAGTTGTTTATCAATTTTTTCTAGAATTTTCATTTATTTCCCTCTTGCTCTTAGACTTTTTATTTTAAAAGTATCTCCATCTGCTTTCTTTAGTTCTTTAACAGGGTCTAATATAGCAATTGGTTTGCTATCATCCCAATCCCAATGTCCTTTCTTTTTTCCAAATACAACAATCTTTCCAGGATTTTTAATTGCAAATTGTGAATCTTTATTATCTTCACTTGGTGAGGTCCATCTATCTCTTACCCACGATTTTGGTGCTCCATCAAGACTTGCAACTATATCATTGGCTTTTGTTTTGGAATAAGTAGTTGTAAATAAAAAATTCTCACCTTGATATCTATAAACTTTTGCTTCATTAAGATACTTATCTATTTGTTCTAGAATTTTCATTTATAGCTTCCCTCTTATAAGATTACTGATGTCTGCAAGTTCCCCCTGCACTCTTCTTAATTCATCTGCTACTTTGGCTAAAGGATGTTTCAGTGTTTTACCATCTACTTTCTTTCCCATATTTCTAATCAATTTGGGAATTATCTTATCACGAATAGTAAACATAGCTTCTTCAATATCATTATTAACAGATTTTAGATCTGTTCCTTCATAAATTTTAACTTCTAATCTATTTACAAGATCTTCATTAACTGACATAAGCAATTACCTCATATTTGCCTGAAGGCATTTTAAAATAAGATAGATGCAAAGCAATATTAGGAATTACTTGGTATCTCTTGTTTTCGTCTTTTGTTTCTTTCCATCCTAAGTGAAAGGTGACTAGTTGAGTTTCTTTAGAACCACCTAATAAAAGACCACTCCACTCAGTTTGGTCTTCTTGTAAAGCTACTATCCCTTCTTTATTAAGAACACCAAAAATTTTATCTAGTGGAATGGCATTAAAGTAAGTTGGCTTCAAAAGAGTGGTAATACCTTTATTGAGCTTGTTCTTTAATGCTGGATTTGATTTTACCTTTGACATCATTTGTTGTGGAACACCACTAAATATATCTCTTACCGAAAAACCTTCGTTTAGCAAGTATCTTTCAAATTTCATTATTTCACCTCTGGTATTGTTAATGCATCTATAACTATTTCTGGAAGTACCTTTCTAATATCTTTTAATGCTACTTGTGTTCTATTGTCAAGTTGCCATTGTACTTCATTCATTACTGATGTAAACACTTTATTGTAGTGTGTTTTATTTTTAGGATCTGTAGGGATTCCAGGTCTGGTAAGTTCCTCAAAAACTTTATGTCTTACCAGATTGATTAATTCACTTAAATCCATACCATAATGAAAACGGAATTTAAGATCTTTACCACCATATTTCTTTTTCATTTGTGCTTCAGATAGTTCTTCACTTTCAAAATGATGGAACCCTTTTGTTTTGATCTTTTCCTTATATTCTTTTGCTTGTTTCATTGCTCTGGCTTTACTTATGCCAAATTCTTTCTGAAGGAAATTTGCAATTGTTTCTACTGAAGCACCTTTGGGAATTGCTAGACCTTCATCGGCCATTTTTAGATCTTTTCCAGGTTCAACACATTTCTCCTGAACATCATCCCATATTTGACCTTCAGGGCATTGTTCATCTTCTGCCATTCTACCTCTGGCTCTTCCTGGACCTAAACCCATTCTTGCCTGTACTCTTCCAGGTTCAACACATTTCTTTTGAACAGGACACCATTGTTGACCTTCTGGGCATTCTTCTTCTTGTTCTGTTTTTAGCACTTCTGGTTGCTCTGGGGTTTTTGTCACACAGTCCAGAAGTTGTTCATCCCATACTTCACCCTCTGGACACATCTCATCACTTTCTCCCATTGCATGAGCAAATTGTTTCTTTTTAGCTCTTAGATATAGAACTGTCTTAGAATCTTCACCATGTTTTTCTATAGCCTTTTTTATATCATCGGAAAGTTGTTTTAGCTTTTGTTTTGCCTTTTCCTTTGCTGCTTCTGGCTTTAGTTTGAAGATTTCATTTAGTTCTCTTCTGACATCATCTCTGAGAATTATTCTTTCATATGCTTCAAGTATTCTAACTTCCTCAAGTAGACTCATCTTTTACTCCATTTCATCAATTATTATTTTTACATCGAATTCATTTATTGCTAATTCTGATAAATCGTTATCTAAAAATCTTTGTAAATCATCGTGATCTTCAAATAAACCTACAACTGTAAAAGGATAGGTTCCACTAACTTGGAAAACTACTAGGAGTTCAGGTATTTCCAATAAATTTTTTTTTACATGATTAATTTGTGATAAATCAGT